CTTACACTAAGCAGTAAGAGCTGAGCTTTCGCTCGGTTATTTATTAGTTTAAATTAAGTCTAGTTACCACTATATAGTGAACTAGCATTTAATTGCATCGGCATCGACATTAATAAAGCAGATGCCTTGATTGACAAGCCTGGAACAGGCACGTTCTTGATTAGATCTTCAGCTACAGTAGCTTGAACCTTGTTAAAACGCGTTAATGTACCAAGTAATGCAGTGAAGTACGCCATAATCATTAAATCATAAAACTGCGATTTTAATCGACGACCATCGAATGATTGAGCTACTAGTGACCGATTAACAGCTTTAGTCGCCATTGAAACGATGATTGGATGTTGCATTGCGTTACCAAGAGTTTCGATGATCCATGATTTAGCTCGATCTTGCAGAACACGGTTACCATATTGCTGGTATTCAGATGCCATTGCAAGCATCAGCTTCATGTCCTTATCAACACCAGGTTCATTGACAGAATAGTAATGAACTTTGCTATCAACAATTGCGATGTTACCGTTAATGTCAGGCGCAGGTAGTAAGATAGGCAACACAGATATGATCATATCTATACTACCAATCTTTCCATCAGTTTGTGTGATGGAGATGGGAAGTTTCACCTTGAAAGGAGTCTCAATCTTAGTTGACACATAGCTCGAGATGTCACCTTTGAAATGAGTATCTAGAGCCACAGGCAAATCAAAGCTTTGTTTTCTTGATGGTAGAGGGATTGGCTCTTTAACACTATTCAAGAACTCGTCGCCTAGGCCGTATAAAACAACAGCTACTGGATCAGTAAAGAAAGCCGTACCAGGATTGGCTGCACCGACGTTCATTAAGAACTGTTCGGAAACATTCACTCCGTATACGATGTCAGGAATGCCGGTCATTCCTACACCTTTCTTACGCCCGGTCGCTACCTGGACGAACGATAGCGTCTCAGCAATCGCCATGGCTACATATTGAATATCATCATCTGATACATTGATGGTATTTAAGACAGGCGCATCACCAAGACTAAATGGTTGAAGTGAAATCTCATCCGCGACCAAGTTTGCTAGACCTCCAAGTGAACGAGGATCAAGAATGTTGCGATTGAGTTCATCTGCTAAGCGGGAGATTGGTGTGTATTCAGCCGGTTGCTGATTAACTAACCAACCGTCGCCTTGTATCTTTCCTTCGATCACGTCCATTTGTGAAGATTGTGACTTTGTTTGATACATGACAGCACCGCGATAGATACCTGACGCACTTGCTGGTACGATACCGAAGTGATCCATGTATTTGCTGAGTGACATTGCCTCAATAGAAGGTGCGGAATTAATTACTGACAAAATATTGTCACACGCTTCTTTAAGATCGGTGTTGTTCTGCTCAATGAAACCGAACAGAGGATTCTTCGCTGCCCAAACAGCAAAATTTGAGAAGTTAGCAAGCTGTTGCAGTCCGGAGTACGCTTGCATTACCTGGCTCAGAGAGCGAGGATCAACGTGGAATCGATGTACTAATTGTTGCACGGTCTCTATTTGCTGAAACTTCAACACTATCTCTGGAATAGAACTCGCAGCAGTGCGCAACATTTTCGAAATTACTTCGGCGATGATCTCAGGCGTGGCGTCTTTGTCCAATGCTCTGCGAACGTCTCCTAATCTAGCATCTGAAAACAGATCACGTAAAGAATCAACCATGATTAATTTCTTCAGATCAGCGGGGGTAATTGCGAATGAATTTGCTATCTTGATCTGCTTTTGCTCAGGTGATGGCAATACCAGTTCAAGATGTGCAAACACACGTGTGATCACATGGGAGATCGCAGAAACAACTGAGACTCTAGTTTCTCCGTATGACGCTAACTGACTATTCGTGACGTCACCTACCATCTCTTCCGTGACAAGGTACTTATCGCGTCTAACAGGAACACCTTTTCTTGGAAGTAATTCTAGAACGATAGCGTTAGCAATCGACGGATTCCCTAACAGTCTTTGAAAACCATACAGAGAGTCAGCTACTTCTTCAGCCGCTTTTGAAGTATCCGTAACTTTTGTCATGTCATCGGCAAGCATGAATCCTAACGATTCTTCAGCATCAGCGCCAGATAAATCTGTTACGCGGTAGCCGGGATACCATCTTGAGACTAATACATCGGTAGGACGGTGAAATGAGACAAAATCAACACTACCAGTTGAAATAGCAGTGTCCGCTTGACGCTTGCGAAGTGTGCCTTTAAGCTCATTGTCACCAGTGTCGAACTTCTTGATTAATTGATCGAACACAACAACGTTTGTACTCGGAGGTAAAGCATCATCACCCTTACCAGCATTGTTATTGTTTGTTGGGATTACTGTTTTCTTGACCATTTTTATTCTCCTAAATTTCAGTTTGTAACACAGAATTTACACCTGAGTATAACCCAGGTAACTCAGTTGCGCGACCAGCGTTAAACTCGACAACTTCCAAAAGCTCAGTCGTAATCTTGCTGGATACTGCAAACGTAAAGTTATGCAGCTCACGTCTAGGCCTGACAGCTATCTGACCCCCGAACACAGCCTTTCCACCTTCTTCAGAACGGGTCTGTAGGTTGATGTAGGCTGGAACCGCGCTATCCAACCTAGACATAAATCCTTTAATGTATTCAGCGTCAGTACTCATTGGATTTACGATTGCTAGCATCGTCATGCCATTGGAGGCTAGAGCGTTTGAAAGCCGAGTAGTAGCAGTGAAGAAAGCATTGATGATACCCTTTTCACCGGCTGTTCCGCTGATCTCAAACAATGCTTCTCGCAGAGAGTCAACTACCATTAGAGGAGCTGGAGCTCCCGTTTTCCGCAACGCCATGTGCTGAGTAACAAGATATACGATGGCAGCATCGATAGAATAGAACAGAGGGACAGCTAAGTCGTCCCCTGCTACAGGTTCAACTGCAATCACTCTAGCAAACAACTCGGCCTGCTGAGCAGCCAAAGTGGCTGCGTTCACTGAAGTGATAAAATTAGACTTACCAGCTTTGGTGAAGCCAGTCAGAATGATCAGTCCGAATGGCAAACTAATCGTAGGCTTTGACCCGACCTTGATTGGAAGAGAGTAGTGATAGTGCGGTAAGTCCTGAAAATCATCTACTCTCATGGTTAAAGGTTCGTCAAGAATGTGATCCTTTCTCCTGACACCGTACTTTCCATCACGTCCAAACTGAATGTAAACTTCAGGATGGGCAAGAGACGGGAGTTCAAAGAACACTTCCTCTCTTGGTATAACTGTATCGATGGACTTAGCCATTTACTTCTCCTATACTAGTTGTTGGAACTTTGAATAAATGTCTAATTCGATCAAAGAAATTGATAGCAGGAATAGTTGCTACTATTTCATCCAATACTTCCTTAGACACCGTTTTAGGATCGACTCGATAGTTAAGGTAATGCGGGTTTGCGATAACTAACGCGTCAACATCATTGAATCTTTGTCTTTTAGCCATAGAGCGAGCCATTAGATAAGGATTCACACCAGCGTATTTGCGAATCACTTCTTCGGTGATCTGGTTGAGATCACGGAAAATTGGTGTTCGTGAATATTGCTGGTATCTTGCTAGCACACCTTCTGCATGATTAACTGGATTGATTTTGTCAATCGAATCCTCACGAGCGAGCATGTTTACTACATAAGTCACTGGATTAGGAAAAGATCGTTTCTTCCCATCCACTTCAGCAAAGACAGAACCAAGATAAAGCACAGGCGTCTCCGGCTCTAGCACAGCATAAGGTGACTTCCCTTCTTTGAGTTGCGCCGCGATCAATTGATTATTAGTCAACATGGCGGCATCATCTGACATATCAAGCAAAGCATGATCAGAATTCTTTCCTTGTAGAAAAGGCTCCAGTTCAGAGACAACTCGCAAAGCTCCAACATCTCGATATAGAATGCTGTAGACGAAAGTCATCCACAACTTTCCAATATCAGGATTGATAAAGATACCTGACGGTAATCCTACAGAAGCATCGAACGAGTTGCCTTCAAGTGGTGAAGGCCCGAATACCGGGTTGTAATCTTCCGGTGTTTTCACCCAGGGAGAGGGTACCACATATGGGGCTTTCATCATGCGCCGAAGCACAACGACTAAGCGCTCATCCCAGTACTTGGGTAGCTCTTCGTACAGTAATTCCAGGAACCAATCTGGTACGGTGGTATCCATCTGCTTCACATCAGAACCAACTGTAAATTTGTATCTAGAGATCTTCTCTTCCTTGTCCGCATCATCCCGTGTCTTATAGGTAAATGCGAATCTATTTAGATAAACCTCTCTAAAACAACCCATCACGGCGGTCATGACGTAGTTCGGTATGCCTGACATTCCGAATACTGTTCTTTGACGCATTGCGAAGTGTCCCTCTATCATATTGCCTTTGTAATCATAGACAGTTTTGTTGACAAATCTCTTTGCTTCATAATTGCCAGAACGAGCTTCCTCTTCCGTAGGAAAAGGTCGATCTTTTGATTTATAAACTCCGTTAACCAGAGATACAGCGTCCGGTTGTTGTCTTTTCTGAATCGCAAAGACAGGAATAGAATCATAGATTTCAAGGGCCCGAATTGATTGTTGCTTGTCTCCGGACATAGACGCAAGCCAGTCATCGATGTTATGAAGACATTTGATTGTGCCTAGTTTCTTGTACTCGTTGTCCGTCGTGAACCAAGGAAAACCAGTAGATGCAGCTTTCCTTATATGTAGATCAGCGGGTACTGCTGCTCCGAAGAAAAGACGAACTAGTTCTTTAAACCACGGCACGTCGGCAGGTCTGATCTTATTTGCTAGCCCCATACTAGCGATTAGATGTTGGTTGTTGTAAACAGGAATAGGTAGAGGGTCACCACCGTATCCTGACACGTTAAGTAACTTATTCCAGTCAGACGGAACGGCTGAGGGTCCAGCGAATCCTGAGGGCAGCACATCAACAGGAAATTCATCACCCAATCTCTTCACTAAAGTCTCAGTGATATTAAGGCATCTGGGATCATCAGCAAACAGAAACTTGTCTCTGTCACCGGGTCGAGGTCTGTCATCATATGATAACGAGATCACTGCATTGGCACGAGGAATCTGCTTCTTTGCAATGTATCTTTTAGCTCCGGTAGTCTTGAATAAGAACTCATGTTCCGGACTAATCTTCAATTGCGTCTCCTTCCGTTTTAGGAGGCTCTACTTGTTGATTGACGTCATCAATGTTGGAGCCTGAATATTGTTTCTTCTGAACACCGAGGGCCCAAGGTGTCTTGTCGGTTGTTCTCTGGACCGTACGTACGCGTTCAGCTATGGATTCAGCGACTGTTGGCCAATCAAGGCTGCGCAGACCAAGCTGACGACGGGCTTGTGTGAATAGAATATCATATTTGGCTCCTGGAATCTCTAGTAAAACATAAATCCTAGGTGCGTTGACAAGTGTTGTCCAAGCACGGTCAAGAGCTAAAAGCTCATTACCGGCAAGTGGAACAAGTGCGAAATCCGTATCAATAGTCTCAGCTGTTAACGGAGCTAGTCTTTGATAAAGCGTTCCTGCAGAAACAGGCGCATCCGCTAGTTCATTAGGCAGTGGTGCATCAACCGGTATGATGAATACACTTTTACGGATGTCGAATCCGTCGGTGACTATAGATTGTGGCTCGATCTTATTTCTTGTTTCATCGTGAGATAATTCCATTTCTGGCTCCTAATGTTGAGTGATAAAGTTAATTTGTTCTAAATCATGGTC